ATGGGGCCTGGGGCAATGACATGCTCATAGGCTTTAATAAAAAAATCGGTGAGACGACGCCCGCAGGCGTAACAATGGCCATAACTCAGTTTGCTACCGGAACCGGTGTCGGCGACGTTGGAACGTCGCTTGCGGTACTTGGTTCGGGTGATGGGGCGAACGGCGACTTTTACACGGACATAGTTCACCCGTACGGCCTTAACACGACTGTTCTCGACGACATATCCGCTTACGTAGGCGCGGGGGATCAGGCGCTCGGGCTTTATGCCAACACGGTTGCAAGGCCGTTTCGCTCGATAACGGTCGGGGCCGAGGGTGTGGCCACCGGGGCGGCGGCCTACACTGCGCTGAAGGCTATTACTGACGTGCGGCTCACCGACCGCGCAAGCGGTGTTCTTGCGGTCCCTGGGTCGTACACGGCGCCGTATGAAATAGCGGCTCAGGCGGTTGCGCATGCAGCTAGAATTGCTGAGACGCGGCCGGGTGAGTCGTACTTCAACACGCCGTTGATTGATATTCTTTTGCCTATCTCGGCGTCTGCGGGCGACATATGGACAGAGGACTATGACCAGCGAGATTTGGCCGTTAAGAACGGCATAAGCCCGACAAAACAGGTCGGTCAAAACGTATACCTCCAGAATGTCGTCACTTTTTATCGGCCGGCGACGGTTCCAGTGGCAAGCAATGCCTACCGATCTTACCGAAATATCGCTATAATTCAGAATATAGCGTATAATTTCAAAAGTAATTTTGAGCAGGACCGTTGGAACGGCATTTCGATTGTTGCTGATGTGGTTAAGGTTACTGACGTAACGTCAAGGGTCAAAGCGCGTGACGTCGACGCGGTACTTGATGACCTCGTAGCCTTGGCGAAGGCATTCGAGTCAAAGGCCTGGATTTACTCAGCAGACTTTACGATCACTGAGTTGGCTAAGAGCGGGTCGGTGTCGATCCGATCCGGGGGTACGGGTTTTGATTGTACATTCCGCTTTCTGTTTAGCGGCGAAGGCGGAATTATTAATAATCTTGTTGAATTTGATACCAGCCTGGCGGCGGTATTAAGTTAAAGGAGGCGGTACGTTGAGCGATATTGTAGGAACCCCACGGAAAGTCATAATCGACGGCATACCGTATCGAGTATTTGCGGATGCTAATTTTGATGAAAAGCCGTCTAAGTACGAGAATAAAGCAATCGCTACGTCAGGCGGCGCTCTTCGGCAAATGACGGCGCAAGTCCCGACAAAGGAAGGTATCACAGTCGCTTGTAATGGGCTCGAGTACAATTTGCTTAAGGCGGTTGCGGAAGGTACGGACGACGTAGCCATGTCGGCCACAATGGCCAATGGCGACACTTTCCGCTGTACGGGTTGGATTGACCTCGAAAAGCGAGAAACCGAAACAGGTAAGGCCACCTTAAAAATGTTCCCACGAGACGATTGGGAACTATTTATTGCATAAAGGAGATTTTAAAAATGTCTGAGCAAGCCCCCCCCAAATCACGCTTTTCACTTCGTACCAGAAAAGACAAATTTAAACTGTCGCAAGAGTCGGCGGAGAACCAGCTTATTACGCTCCTAGAGTATTATGATATCGACGTCGACGCGATGCCGGGCGAGAAGGAAGACATTGACGAAGACACTGGCATGACCCCCCGCCAAGCGTTTGAACGGACGCTTAATAATCTCATTCCGCTTATTCGAAGCGGTAGGCTTGAGGTAAAGACGAACGAAAAGGGCCGTCTAACAGTCGTTCACACGCTTAACAGCGGCCAGGCGGTTGTGTATGGCGAGCTGTCGGCGGCAGCTAAGGTTGCGATGGATTGTGGAAAAAAGACCGGAAATTATAAGCGCATTTATTCGTTTATGGGTGCGCTTGCCAGTCTACCCGTCGAGGACGTAATGAAGTTTCACTTTTCCGACTTAAACGCCGTGGAGTTGTTGGGCGCGGTTTTTACGAACGCATAGGCGCCCTAGATGATTGGATCGGGGCCGCGATTTATCGGGGCATCGATCCTTTTAATCGCGGCTATGCGGAGTTAAGGCTTATTGGCCTCTGGAATGACCGGCTTTCGCAAGCGGTACAGGATGCGATGGGGTAATGCCTGATTATGCAGTTAAAATAACCTTTAAATCAAAAGACGCCTTCAGTTCTGGAATGAAAGCCATGGGCAGCAACGTCCAGGCGTTCGAAGGTCAAGCGAAGCGTTCGTTCGGAGCCGCCAGCAAGGCGGCTTCGCGCTTTAAAGGTGTGCTAAGCGGTATTTTGGTCGCCCGTACCATTCAGTACAGCATCGGCACTATTAGTCGCGGCCTTCGCGGCCTTGTAACTGACTTTGCGGATTTTGATCTTGCGGCTATTGGCGCTACGGCCAGATTTACAGATATCGGACCAAAGGCGAAAGATTTTGAATCGCAAGTAAAGCGCATTAAGACGGCGGCGCGGGAGCTTGGAGCGTCAACTATTTATACGGCCGCCGAAGCCGCGAAAGGGCTTGACTACTTAGCTCGTGCGGGAATGAGTTCTAACGTAGCTATTGGCGCTATGCCGTCGGCGATTAATTTAGCCGGAGCGGCGGGCGAAGATTTTAATGCTACAACAGACCGAGCGCTTAGCTTAATGGGCGCGTTTAGAATGAACGTCAAGGACGAGACGCAGCAACTTGCGAACTGGGTGAGGTTAAATGATGTTCTTGCGGCGGGCGTGAACAAAGCGCAGGTAACAGTTGAAAATCTGGCTGATACAATGATGCAGGGCGGTCCTGCGGCTAAACTATTTAACTATGATTTAGAACAGTCGGTAGCGTTAGGACTTGGATTGGCTAAAGTCGGTTTAAAGGGGACTGTTGGCGCGACGGCTTTGAAAAATTCGATACTAAAGTTGCTAAACCCGCGTGGGTGGAAAATGCTTCAGGCGAATAAGATTCAGATAACGGATTTTAAAACCGGCAAAGCGCTTAAGTTCACGCAGATACTTACAAATATAAAAAATAAGTTGGCCGGGCTTAAGCCCATGGCGCAGGCTAAATATATGGCACGGCTATTTGGTCCGAGGGCGGTCGCAGGCGCGTCAGGACTTATGGATTATATAGACATGGTCAACGAGTTTGAAGCCGAATTGCGGCAAGCCTCCGGCACGTCTAAAATGATGATGGATCGAATGCTGCAATCGTGGCCGTATAAACTCATGCTTATAAAATCAGCGCTTGTCGAGACTGGGTTTCAGATTATAGACGCATTCGAGTACAAAGGGAAACGCGGTGTGGACGCGCTGACGACGGCGATTCGTAAATTTGATACAAAGCCTGTTATTGAAGGGCTACGAACGGCGGGCGGGCGGCTATACGACGTTGCTATGATGCTAAAACCGGCGCTACCGTATATCGTTGCATACTTCGTTACGTTTAAGGCTATTTCTAAATATCTCGCGTTTTCCAAGGTTATAAGCGACTTATTTCTTATGGCGCAGGCCACCAAAGCAGCCGGCGGCACAATGACGACGTTTAACGCGATAATGATGGCTAACCCGGCGGTGTGGCTTGCGGCGGCGTGGGTTGGGGTCGGAGTTGCGCTTTATTTTATAGAAAAAAAGACGGGTGGTGTATCGCGAGCCTGGAGGCTTTTAGTTTCCGGGTTTAAATTTTGGGTTCATGTTATAAAAAAAGCGTTACTTGGGCTGGCTACAAAAGCGATAGACGTTTTGGCTACAGTTTTTAAATGGGGGCTGAAAGCCGCACGAGCAACGGGAAAATGGCTGGGTTTTGATACAAGCGGCGTAACTCAAATGCTGGATGAGTTAGCCGAGGCCAAAAAGATTATTGATGATTCTTACAAAGACGTTTCCTGGAGGCCAAGGGCCGAAGTTCAAGTAGCTAAAACCGAAGGACCGACGGTTCAAGCGCAAAGAGTACCGGGGGCAAGCGGCGAAAGGCAAGGATACCGAGTACCTAATCGTAAGGACGTCGAGGCCCAGAAATCTATGTTTCATGGGCGACTTGATATTTATGGCGCGCCGGAAGGTTCTAAGATATCTAAAATGTTGGAGAACCCCCTTAATATTGACATGCGGCTTATGGGGGTTAACCCGTGAGCTGGCAGGACCGATTAAACCCTAACATACGGCTTACGTCGCCAAAGGGCACGGTTTTTGTAGCGTATTGGCGAGGAGATACGCGAGAGTTTGAAAAGAAGCTTGGTGTTTTCGAGTTTCCGGGGGTCATTGGAGCCGAGGTTCAGGATCTCGATGTGGGTGCTAATCGTCAACCGCTTACGATATTTTTTGAAGGTTCAGACTGCGATCTTGAGTCTAGCCGGTTTTTCGAAGCGTGTAGCGAGCGGGGTTCGTGGGAAGTCGTACATCCGGTAAAAGGTGTGCTATTTTTACAATTTGCTACGGGCAAAGAGCATATAAAACCTGTGGAATCGGGGAATGTGTATCGAATAGATTTAGAGTGTATTGAGATAAGCGCCAGAAGGCCCTTTAAGTTGAGGCCTACTGTCTCTGCACCTTCAAGCCTCCCGCAGTATGTCGAAGCAATCCGAAAACAAGCCGAAGTTGTTGACGCGGCGAATTTAGAGCAATTAGAAAAAGTCGTTAAAATTGATACACCGAGTAAACTAACTGCTTTTAAAAACTCGGTTTCCGAAGCACTTACGCGAATAGACGTTGCCCGGTCGTGGCTGAGGCAACAAGAGGCAACAGCGGTTGCGGCATTTGAAAGCGTTCAACGTGGTATCGACTTGACGGCGGCGGAAGTCGTAAGTATCGGCAGTCAAATTCAAACCCTGGTAAACCTCCCGAGCCAGATGGCCACCGATTTAAAGTCGCGGTTTGATTTCTATAGAAATCTAATTCTGAATACTGTTTCTGATTTAAAAACAGATTCAGTAAATAAGCTCGCGGTTTCGGAATTGGTTCTTGTGACCGCGTTTAAGTCGCTTGGGTCGGTAATGCGGGAGGCAGAGTTTTTAAGTCGTAGCGCCGCATTAGAAAAGCTTGAGGATTTAACAGAACTCTATAATATTTTTAATTCCGCTTTAGAAGTCGGCCAGACGGACCGTGCAAACGATGCTTTAGGTGAGCAGTATTTTAACCAGTTGGAAGTTTTTAATGAAGTTTTGATTTTCTTGGTACTGGTCAAGGGTTACTTGCTCCAAAGCTTATTTGATTTGGCGTTTGAAAAGCGGTTTACCTTAACTAAAATTCGAACGCCCGTGGAGTTGGCGATCTCGGAGTATGGAGGGACGGAAAAGATAGATTTTTTTATTAAGTCTAACGGTCTCTCGGGACAGGACATCTTATTTTTACCGGCGGGTCGTGAGGTCGTAGTTTTTCTATGAGATCACATACTGTAAAAGCAGGAGACACGCTTAGTAAAATAGCGACCCGATTTTATGGCGACCCGTCCCGCTGGCCGGAAATTCACGCGGCTAATGCGGCTCGCGTACTGGAGGAAGATAATTACGCGCTGACAGTCGGGCGGAAGCTTTTAATTCCCACGGAGAATGTTGCGCCTGTTATTACAGGAAGAGATAAGGACGACTTAACAATTTTAGTTGATGGCGTTGAATTAAAAGTTTTAAGCGCTAAAATTATAAAAGGGCTGAGCATGGCTGTATCCGCTTGGACAGCGGAAATTGCGTGGACGCCCGGCTCAGATACCGCGCTAGACCAGGCGACTCGGGCTTATTCGTACGCGGATGCGTTTGCTTATATAGGAAATGAGCTTTTAGTTTCGGGGAGGCTGTATACTGTTGAAAATCAAAAGCTTAAAACCGGGCGAAAAAAAATTCTCAGTGGGTTTTCGTACACAGCGGACGCGGTAGACTCGACGCTTGCAGCACCAAAGTATGAGTGGGACTTTATCACTTTGGAAGAGCTTGCCCCAGAAGTTTTAGCGCCCATGGGTCTAAAAGCTGTTTTCGACGTCGATACGGGCGGGCCGTTTGATCGCATTGCCGCCGCCGAGACGGATAAGGTATTTAAATTTCTCGTGAAATACGCCAACCAGCGAGGTGTTTTGATCGGCGTAACGCCCGAAGGCAATATGCGGTTTCACCGGGCCGAGACGGAGGGACTTTCCGTCGGGACGCTTACCGAAGATGATTTCGGGATTATCGAGTTTAAAGCGAAGTTTGATGGCCGCGACAGGTTTCATGATTACCTTTGCATACGTTCGGATGCCGGGGCGTCGTTGATTTGGACCGATGATTTAGACGTTCTACCCGTCAATGAAACAGCGGCGGACGATGACGTGCCCTTGACGCGGAGTTTAATTTTTAAGCTGGAAGACGTAACTGATGGAAATATCGGTTCGGCAGCCGAATGGAAAAGGAACCGGCAGTTTTTAAAAAGTCTGGTGCTTCCTGTCCCTGTAAATACATGGCGGGCGCCAAACGGGGCGCTTTGGAGGGAAGGCGACCTTGTGAACATAAAAAGCGAGACGTTTGATGTTCCGGACGGGTTTGAGTTTTTAATCGACTCAGTGGAGTTTAATTACGCTAAAGGGGGCAGAACAGCCATTTTGCAAGTTGCACCGCCAGAAGTTATTCAGGGCGCGAGCATGGAAAACGCATGGAGCGAGTAGCGTTAGGCCGTGTAACCGGCTACGAAGACAGAACAAACCGAGATGGGCAAGAGACAGTTCGACTGTTGCAAGTCATGCTGTCCGATAAACGAAACGTCCAAACGGTTCAGTTAATGGGGTCGGGCGGCGAAGAGGTCAACCCACCTAACGGTTCAATCGTGGCTGTTCTCCCAGTCGGGGAGGCGTTTAAAGTAGCGTTGGGTTTAAATGGCCGCGTAGCTCTGGCCTTGGCGCCGGGCGGCAAACGAGTCTATAGCACAAACGCGGCCGGAGATACCGTGGCGGCGGCCATACAGCTCGATCCGGATGGCGCTATTACAGTTTCGAACAGCAAGGCTACGATAAGCATCGACCCGGCCACGGGGAATATAACCTTTGACACGCCGGGAAAAATCGTATTCAATAGCGATGTGGACATAAACGGAGCCGTTGACGCAACGGGAATTATTCATTCGGATGCCTGGGCGATCATCAGCACAGCGGAGTGCAAACGGGCTCCGGGACTTCTGGCGCGCCGATTCCGGTACCATAAAAAAGGAGAGGGTATGTCTATTCGAACTATAAGATACTGCGACCCAGCAGCGGGCGGCGGTGGGGATGGCAGCTCAGGTAACCCTTGGACGTTGGCGGAAGCGGTGGCCAATGCTGCCGGCACAAATGCCATTTATGTTCGACCGGGTACGTATTCATTATCAGCGAGCATAACTATAGCCGGGTCGAGTCAACTCTGGGTTGGGGTGGACGGCTCCGATAACCCAGTGGGGTGGTGGGATTCCGCGACGTTTCCTGCATGGGATTTCGGCGGCGGCGCGTATTCGGTTAATATTGCCGGGAAAAATTACGATACTTTCTATGGCATACGAGTTACAAATACCAGTACGCACGGGTTTAACATAACCGCCGACTCAGTACCGAGCGCGTTTATTAATTGTGTCGTGGATAGTTGCGGGGGCACAGGATTTGTGCTTGGTAACGCAGGAAAGGCGTTTTTTTGTAAATCTGACGGAAACGGAGTCGGGTTCTCCGGGTCTGGGCAGCAGCCATTGGCCTATAAATGCCATGGAATTGATAGCGCTACTAATTTCGATTTAGACGGCGGGCATGTCTTAGACTGCGTATCGACCGATACAGGGACAAACACAACAAATCATATCGCCGTATCAACGGGTAAGCTGTTTGTTGTAGGGAATTCCATTCATGGTAGCGGTGCTGCTGGATCAATTGGGGTTAGCGGAGCCGGTTTTTACAATGTCGTGTTCAACAATCTTATAGACGCGGTTGAGACGGGAATAACCGGGGGCACGTATAATTTATTTGCGAATAATTCAGTATACGGGGCGACGACGCCCTATACAACCGGGGCTAATAACCTCGAAATAAACGACGTTACAACCGACCCGCAGTTTGCAGACCCGGAGGCGCTAGATTTTAGTATTGGCGAAGCTACGTTTAAGGGCCATTTTTCGCCGATAAATATTAACCTTGGGGCGGATCAGGCAGACAGCGGGGGCGGAGCTGGGGGCGGCGGCGCCGGTTCGATTTTCGGGTCATTAATCCAGGTGCGAGGATAAAATGCAAGTACCTATAGGCGACACGGTAGTAAGAGACTTTTGCACGCACACGACTGCCGGCGCGGTAAGCGACGCGGATTCGACGCCGACGATTGAAGTGTTCGAGGATGATACAGACGTTGCGATACTAACGCCTACGGCGACTAAACGCACGTCTAAGACCGGAAACTACCGGGTGAGTCTTGTTTGCACGACGGCCAACGGATTTGAAGTCGGAAAAAGTTACAACGTCATAGCGTCAGCCACGGTCGGGGGGACGACGGCGAAGGCTGTGTTGGCTTCGTTCGAGGTTGTGAAGGAAAATATCGACTTTCTTATAAAAATAATTCGAAACAAGCGCAAGCTTGTGGAAGTTGCAGGCGTAACGTACCTCGTTGTCTATGATGATGACGGCGTGACCGAGATTTTAAATAAAGCCACAAAGGACAAAGATGGGAATGATATAATATCGCTACTGGCGGGCGTCCTTGCACAAGAATTAGCGAGCAGCGTTTAAATGGGCCTTGGACATTTAATACCCGGCGGTGGGCTTGGTTTAAAACGAGCGAGTAGCGAGCTGGTCTATGGACTCGGTAGTGGCGGGCCTGCGGTAGTTATAGACCCGACTTTAAAGTCGGCGTCCTTTCAGGGCGATCCAAAATTATACCTTGATCCGGATGGCTCAGAACTACAATTTATAAATGGCCAACCGCAGATGGACCGTGGCCTTGAAAATAAAGTTTTAATATCTCTGTTTACCGGCCTTGGCTGGGCGGGGAATGCGCTACTCAATGACCCGATAGGCAGCCGTTTCGAGGCCGAGTGCAGGGAGCCTATAACGGTCTCCATGCTCAACGATGTTCGAGCGGAGTGCATACAGGCCTTAAAATCCGACGTTTTCGGCGACATTGAGGCTGAGGTAACAAACCCGTCCAGTCGAGGGCTCGATGTGACGGCGCAATTAAAACCCGTTGGACAAACAGCGCTTGAGGTCAGGCTGTCTACCGGCGGCGAGAATTGGGTGGCTCAATGGCTTTCAGACTCTTAACCGCTGAAGAGTACGCGGCGCAAAATTTAAATTTTCTGGAATCTGCCCTGGGACAGTCGGCGCCGCTTCAGGAAAAAGCGTTCCTGCGCGTGCTGGCTGTTATGCAGGCTATGGGCCAAACTGGACTAGCCAAGTACGCGGCGAACCGCGCTTTGCAAAGCCTTGCGCTCACCGCAACAGGCGCGGACCTTGATAATATCGGTGCTGAGTTTGGCGTCGATAGAACGCTTGCAGTGAGCGCCGTTGTAACGGCAACAATCACCGGAACAACGGGGCTGACGCTTCCTGCGGGACGGCTTTTTACAGGCGCGGTTAATGGCGTGTCGTATTATGTCGACGCGTCGGTTGTCCTGTCCGGAGGTGTGGCCACGTTTACGGCTACCGCTGGAACACCCGGCGTCACGGGTAATTTACAAGCAACCGACATCTTAAATATCGTTCAGCCTATTGCCGGTATAGCTTCTTACGCTACCGTAACCGCGCTCACCACGACCGGGGCGGAAGAGGAAACCGACGACGCCTACAGGCTTCGTATTCTGGAGCGGCAATAATGCAGACTACAAAATATGGGCTGAGGAAGTTGCCGGCGTTTACCGGGCGTTTCCCTACAGCGGTAAGCCGGTTAGTCTTGCGCTTACGTCGTATCCGGGCGACCGTTCGGTATTTGTAGAGGCCGACGATACCATAGATCCCGATGGAATTCCGCCAAGCTCATTACTTGACGATGTTCGAGCCGCCATTAATAACGACCCAGTGACCGGCGCTGAGCGCCCCGCGATGGGTTCTATCGACTCAACGCTCTATGTAGAGGCGATAACTCGCGAGGCGATAGATATTACAGTCACGGGGCTTACAACGTCTCCTGGGGACTTAGCAAGTGTTAAAGCAGACCTTGAAGCCGCTTTCGCCGTTTACCTTTTGCTTTTAGCGCCGTTTATTTCGGGCATAACGCTGCCGCAAGACCGAAACGACCTGATAACGGCCTTAACTCTTTCAGAAATAGCACAGGGGGTGCTGGCCGGTTGGGGCGCGTCGGCGACTCAGGTGCAATTTGAACTGGCTTCCGGGGGCGGGTTTTTAACGTCCTATCAGCTCGGCCAGGGCGAATTAGTAAAATTCGGGACGCCGACTTATGTCTGACGAAATCGCTAAAGGAATTTACTACGCACTTTTACCGCCGGGGTCGTTGTGGCAACCAAAACCAGGGGGCGACTTAGAAAAGCTTATAATCGGCATGGCTGACGGCGAAAAGACGATTCGCGACTTGCTCGGGTCGATTGCCGACTTTCGGAATCCAGCCAAGACCCCGATCTTATCGGATTTAGAGCGAGAGTATGGCATCGAGCCCGATGAAACCGAGGCGGAAAGTATTCGCCGCGCGCGACTAGCGTCGGCCAAAGCCGGAGTGCAAAACACCGGGAAGCGCGAATTTCTTGAGTCGCAATTGCGGACGGCTGGATTTGACGTATACGTTCACGCGAACGAACCGCCGGTGGATCCTGCGTTTATGATTGACCTCTACGCCGATTGGATTATTTGTGGCGACGCCGATGCGTATTGCGGCGCGGACGACTGTGTTTGCGGTGATTCGTATGTGGATCTTATTGTTAACGGGCCGCCTGACCCGGAGTATGCAATAACCAGCGAAACGTGGAGCTGGCCGCTGTTTTTTATGATTGGCGGTTTGGCTACGCGGAACGGGCTCGGCGAGCTTACCGACGTTGCGCTTGCGGATATTGCGCTTGACAGGTATGATGAATTTATTCGAACCGTTATGAAATATAAGCCAACGGAAACTTGGGCTATAATTTATATCCGTTTTTCATGAGGCGGCCATGCTGGATTTAGCGACTAGATATACAAATACGAACCCCGCCAGCGCAAGCTATCCCACGGGGTCGTTTAAAAATAAAACCAGCAGCATTCTAAAAGACGGAACGCCCTTCGAGGAAGACTGGCCGAACGATATCCAGGGCTTTTTTCAAGCTGTTTTGGCCTGGGCCAACATAACGGCCAGCGGATCGGTTGAAACGGCTGTCGCTTCTCAGCTATTGCAGGCTATAAAAGAGATGACCGGCCAAAAGCCGGTTATAACGCCTGTAACTGGCGGCGGCAATTTTACCGTCACAAAATATCATAAACTGCTTCTTGTGGACGCGACCGGGGGCAATACGACCGTAGACATGTTGGCGGCGAACAGCGCCGACGCGCAGTCTATAAAAATTATGCGCGCACACACGGATGTGAGCGGCAATACAGTAACACTCGACCCGGCCGGGGCGCACACGATTATGGGCGCGGCGACTATTCCGCTTATAGCCGGCGAGGGCTACGAGTTCATACCGGACGGGACGTCCGATTGGTTGCAATTCTAATGGGCGCCGGTTGGCGGCGCCTTTTAATGGCTGGCGGAGCCAGGAGGTAGAGATTATGAATAGGGGACGGTTTATTTGGGTGGTCAGTGTTTTGTGTATGCTGGCGGTGGCGGTGGTGGCCTGCGCGCATCAAATTATGTCGTATTGTAAAATTGTTGCGCTCGATGTCGAAACGGTAAATGACTTTAGTGGTAATCTCGTCGGAAATGTTGGCGGGGAGGCCAGTAAAAGTCATTTTCTTGCCGGTTCTGGTTTTTATAATAACGCGGGGACGTTAACTTTACTGGACGACGCCACGCGGACGCCTCAGAACGTTAGTAGTATTGCGGCCAATGGGACGTATTTATCGAGGTTGACGCTGGCGAATACTGGAGATAAGACTAATTGGATTACGGCCTCCCCGTCGGATGAATTAGCGGTATTGGGCTACCAGCCGTCTATTTCCGCCGTAGCAGCTTCCACAGTGGACATTGGCGGCTATGCGCCTCTTAGCGGAGGGTTTGCGGGTACTACAGAAACGCTAAACTCTATTTTAGGTGGGTCTGTAACTTCTGCGATAACGTCGGATGTGATGACAATTACGCACCCGGCCACAGACATTAGTAATTTTGCGGTTGGATCAATGGAATACGGTGTGCCGGGGCATACAACTGCGATGGGCGTTAACTCAGTGAGTGCGACCGAGGTAGATGTCTATTCGTTATCGGATATGTCAGGTAGGCTGTCATACGACGGAGCTTCGTGGAATTTTATAACAGATTGTATAGACTGTTCTTGGGCGACAACGGCCCCGTCGGCCGGGGGGACTATACGAGTAACTCATGCAACAACTGGCCTAACCAACGGAGGCCTTGAAGTGCTGTTAACGTCAAGAGACCCAACTTACATGGTTGCTATTACTGCGTCTAACACTACTTATTTTGAGATAGCTTTTATAAACTATTCCGGAACGGTAGTCACGACTCCCGATACAAATATGAAAGTAGTCTTTAGAAAAAAAGCGTGGGCGCAAAGCACTTTTTCGTCGTCGTATAACGTCATTATCAAACGCGACGCGGTGCCAATCCCAACGGCAAACCTACAAAACGTATCCGGCGGCGAAGTGTTCGTGGCCGAGAGTATGGATTACTAGAAAGGAGCAAAGCCTATGCAGGCAATACTTATTGATTTAGCGATTAAAGCGGTTCTTCCGCTCATGGCGTCCATCGTAACGCCTTTCGCCGTCAAAGCGCTTAAACGTGTAGCGGCGAAATACGAGCTTCAAATTAGTGACGAGCAAGAAAAGCAGATTGAAAAGCTGGTTGACCGCGCCGTTCATTTCGTTGAGGAAATGGCGACGTCCGCGGCCAGGGATGGTAAGAAGCCTACGTCTGCAGGTAAACTGGCGGCCGCCACTGAAACAGTTTTAAAAGCCCGCCCGGATATGTCCGCCGGAGAGGCGCAGGACCGCATTCACGCGGCGCTTGCGGTAAAAGGCCTGGGGGCCAGTAACTCGGGGCCGCATTTCGCATAAAAAAATAGCCCGGCGGTTTGTCTTGCAGCCGCCGGGCTTAGCTTCACTTCAGGTTTTTGGCCCCGTGTGGGGGTTAGGCAGGTATTCAACAATTCTTACAAGGGCTTCCCTCCTTTCTTTTTAGGTTTCCACCGATCCACTAATAAAATAAAGCTTACCGCGCCGTTATTAATTCGTCAAGGTTTCAAGAGCTTGCATTCGTCGCAATCCATAGCGGCCTTGCAGTCCGGGCACATAGGGCTTGGGTGTTTCATTTTCCGGCCGTACAGGGAAAAACTTTCCGCAGCACGAGCATGTCTGTCCGTTCATTTTTTCTCTTTTCTCCAATTAAAATAGTCAAGTGTGTGAATAAATAAAAAAGCCGTATTTATGGCGAACAGCGGCGTAGCTGGCAGCAGGTACGCGTACCATAGCCAGATTATCGCCGAAATAAATTGAATAATCCAGCCGACGCGCAGCTTTAAAGCGACAAGCAAACAGCCGGCCAGCGTCAAGCTTGTGGCGATCCAACCGAGGGCGTCAGTCATGCCGGCACTCTGAAAGCACTTGAAGCGCGTTTAGTATCGCGTTTTTATCCCGGCCCTCTGGTAAAAGCGCTTTTAAAGTTCGAACCATTTTTGGGATTTCTTCTAGGGTGGGTGAGTCTACGAGTTCAAAAAGCGCGGTATACAGCTTTTTATTTTCGGCTTCAAGTTCGCGCATTGGATGCTCAGGGCACTCTTTTATATGCTTAGTGAGAACGGGCGCGCCGTGAGTCGGTGTATCCTCTGGGTACGCGTAGCCGCAATAGACACAGGTTACTATTCTGCTTGAATTTTTCTTTTCTGGCGCCCTTATCTGTTCCGATTCTCTTTTTACTGCTTTCGCGCAGTCCGGGCAAAGAAAAAGCTGTCTCGGTACTGGTTCATGTGAAAATATACTACAACAACGAATACACTCTGATTCAGTTAGTTTACTTGCGCCCATAATTTAATCTTTTCTATACCGCCGCCCACGCCAGCCGCCAGCCGCTTTAATTGGCCAGTCGGCCGCCCAAGGCGGCATGGTTGACATTATTTGTTCAAACTCAGCGATAGAGCCTGTCCCGGCCAGGACTTCCGACGCGATCTCGTCGTGAACGTGCAGTACTGGCCGGTAGCCGGCCTCATTAAGGTTAAGCAGCCCGAAGGCCATAATATCGCGAGCCGTCGCCTGTACGACGTTTTCTGTGAGCTTGGGGCCGTATGTATCTTGCAAATGCCAGCCAACCGGCCCCTTGGTCGAATCGCTATTCCAGCCCATGTAATAAATACAGACGGCCTCTTCGCCCCAAGGAAGCGTTTTAGAGCCGATATAGGCGTCGTGATAAGTCAGCCAGCGGCCGGAAGGCAGGCGGCAGAATAGGCGGCCGGACTGCGCGACGTAGGCAATGCCCCGATACGAACATTCGCGGCCTGGGCATTGCAACGCGGTTACCGCCGCGTCTTGAAGCCCGTCCCAGAAAGCGGTTATCGCCGGCGAGTCAGCCCGCCATTTTTTTACGTTCTCGCGGATCTCGTCATCAGTCATAAATTCACCGGCGCCAAATGCCAGCCAGGCCCCCAACCCCCCACCGTATCCGGAGGCCAGTTCCGGAATTTTGCCAAACGGTTTGCGGAACGGGTGATGCTGCTTTTGCGTCTTTTTATAATTTAAAAGTTCCTCAAGCGGTACGCCGGTAATCCTGCTGGCGCACATTTCATAAATTTTTCCATGCGTTCGGAAAACGTCAATGCGCCATTGCTCGCCAGCAAGCATAGCCAGAACAACGGCTTCGATTGCCGAGTAGTCGGAAGCTATAAGCTCGCAGCCTTCCGACGCAACAAACAAACCCCGCAGGCAGCCGGCTATAAGAGTTAAAACGTCGCCCCAGAGCGCCTCGAGGGCGCTCAGGTCTTTAAGCCGGCAGATATCGTTTAGCGCCAATTCGACGGCTTCAATCGCCCAGTCGGACTTAGCGCCCCCGGCGTGGCCACAATGGCGGCAAACTGATAATCCGGCCCAATAGACGCTCTTGCAATGGGGGCATTTTAAAACTTGGGGCCCGGAGCTGGGAAGGTTTTGCGGCTGCGGTCCGCGCCCGGCCCATCGTTGAGTTCTACCAGCGCCGGCATAGGCAAATAGCTCACGAAGGCGACCGTCTGAACAAAGCATCCGGGCAATTGTTTCCAGCTTGCGGACGCTGGCTGAACCTAAATACTGGCGGATTTCCAAAACTTCTCGGCACACCGGCGGAATGTCTTTTTTAAGAAAAGAGGATACGGTATCCTTTGCGACCGATTTAGTTGGCAAGCCGTTTGCCGTCAACCAGTCGCACATTTTTTCAGTTTCGTCTACAGTTTCGACGGCCCCACCGGTTACTTGCCGGAGTCGGTTTGTGTAGCGACTGTTTGCCTGAGCAACGACGTTTTGGCAGGCTTCGAGCCCCACGCGGTCGATACTGACGCCCCGTAGATTTATCTCTTGGTCGAGTTTCCATACTTCAAGCTCGAAGGGCGACAGCTCGGGGCAATGCGCCGATAAAAAGTCTTCGGCCACAACGTCCTGACGGTTGTACTCGGCGAACTCGTCTAGTAGGTCAGGGTCCATCAGTTTTGTGATTTTACTCTTTTTTGTCCAAGACTGCGGAATCGAAAGCTTTCGAATAAGTGCTTGACCGCGTTTATCCTTGCCGACAGGAAGATGCAAAGCTTCAAGCGCCTTGTCCAGCTTGCCGGGAAGGCTAAAAGCCTTGGCGCGGGCCATACTGCAACGCATTTGGCAAAGCGGGAGGTACGGCCAGCCCATGCGTCGGTGGCAAACGTGCTGCCAGATAAGCCATTCAAACGCCGAGTTATGCGCTTCAACGAGTCCGCCCGCCTGGATATGCCGGAATAACGCGACAGGGGGCGGGTCGCCTGGTCTCCAGGTGTAAATCGTCGGAGAGCCAGGGAGCCGATAGCTTAGACAACGCACTTCGGTGGATGGATGCTCGGCGTAAACTGCTACGCCTACGGCGGCGATGCCGGTCTTATTTTTAACAATACTCCGCCACGCTTCCTTTTCCGGAATCCAGACATAACCGGCTTCGCTGTACGTCTCGTAGTCGGCGCTGGCGTGGGCGAGATTCACGGTAAACAGGCGGCCAGCATGGCGTAAACGTCGTAATTAACTGGCTCTCGTTTTGTAATTTTAAGCCGCAATTCTTTGGCTTGAGGTATGTTTAAAACCGAATCCGGATTAAAAAAGCTTAAAAAAGTTATAAGCGTTTGGACTAGCTGAAAATTAAAATAATCGGAATCTTTAGACGATGCTGTATTAAAAACCTTTTCATAATTCGGGTAGTCGAAAGACGCGTCGTAAACGCCCGCCATATAGAAACCATTTTTGGGGTGCATGTGACCAAAAACAAGTTGCGCGTTGAAATCGTATAATACAATCTCGTCTTCGTCTGGACTTGGTGCTATTCGTTTTACAAGATCAAAAATAGCTTTAGTTTTTAAGAAATAGCGCGTACGACTTGGCGGTATTTTATGTGAAAACGATGCCTGTGCCCCGTCGCCGAAATTAATTATAGATAAAAATAAAATACGCCCATCTGTTCGCGCAAGTCTAAGCTCTCCGTCACGAGATAGGTCAAATAAGATACCTTCCAGCTCGGGGCGGTTGGCACAAGTCGGCATTCCCCCCATGAAAGCTTCTAGGCATTGTTTTAAAAGGCCGACGGTCAGCATATGCATATCCTTGTGGAAAAGGCCGCCCTTTACAGGCGGCCGTGTTTTAGATTACCTATTTGGATTTAAAAACGCGGGGTTCGGGGCTACGCCGGGCTGGCCAGCGGGAGGATACCCGCCAGGAGCGCCGCCAGGGTGACCAGCGGGAGGATACCCGCCAGGAGCGCCGCCGGGGTGACCAGCGGGAGGATACCCGCCAGAAGCGCCGCCGGGGTGGCCAGCGGGAGGATACCCACCAGGAGCGCCGCCGGGGTGACCAGCGGGAGGATACCCACCAGGAGCGCCGCCGGGGTGACCAGCGGGAGGATACCCACCAAGAGCGCCGCCGGGGTGACCAGCGGGAGGATACCCACCAGGAGCGCCGCCGGGGTGACCAGCGGG